AATCTTTTTTATTTATTACCTTTAATAAAGTTGAGGCACCTAAGTTTGATGGACCAAGATTGAAACCCCATGATACAAGAGCATCAAACTCATTTTGTTTTAGGTCTGTTTCTACCATGTCATTGATATAGCCTTCGTATTCGTGTAATTCATGTGCAAGTAAATCTTCAGCATCTTGTTTGGTTATTGTCATTCCATCTTCTACTGGACTACCATCAATGAGTTTTAAACTGCCAAAACCAATTGTAGCTTTATTAGCAGCACATCTATAACTTACTGGATTACCACTGTCATCAGTAGGACATCCTTCGAAAAATTTAATTAAATCAATACCTTCTTTTGATATTTTCATTTTTTTACTCCTGTTTTGCTGTAGTAACTTTCCTATAATACACAACAACATCTTTAAGTTCATTTATATACCTTTTAAGTTCTTGCATGTTGTAAGCCATTACCTCGTAATCAGGTATTGTCATGGCTAAAAATACAAGCTCGCCTTCTTGTTCTTCAATTCTTGCAAGTTGCTCTTCCCAATTTTCAGGAGTAACAACAATCCACATAGGTTCTTTTAAATCTATCTCTCTAGGCATAATAGGTTGAACTATTGTCCTATCTAATGGCTTTGCTGTTACTTCTATTTGTTTAGTTGGAATTAGGCTGCAACTGCAAGCCATCATCAAGGTCATCAACAACATTGCTGAGTTTCTCGATTTCTTCCATAATGTGCTTTGTACCATTATTAATTTTCCTTTCCATTTCTGTTGGGTCTGCAAGTATTTTTGCAGACAGTTCATAATCTTTTATAAATTGAGTGTATCTGTTTAGCTCTCTTTGTGCTTCTTGACTTTTTACAGTCATGTTTTGCAATTCTGTGGTTTGTAAAACAAAGTCATTTTGCAAGCTTGTAATCGCTTCTTCCTGTGTAGCTATTGCACCCTCTAAGGTTACATTATTAGCCTTCAGTGTAATATTTTCTTGATATAACCAATAACTGCCTAGTCCTAAAACAATTATTATGCCTATTAACATTTGTTGCATTAAGCGTCCTCAATAATATAGTTTAGTCCACCTGCACTTCTATACTCAATTACATTATTATTTTCATCTTTAAATTTTAAGTGTTTTTCTTTTTGCACTAATATTTTTTTTGATGTGTAAGTTCTATCATCTGCATCACCGTATTCTTTATTAAAAGACACTGTAATTTTATATCTAGTTCTAAATAAACCTACAAACCAGTCAAAAAATACTTTGAGTATCTTTTTCATTTTTTTCATTAAACAAACCTAGACAATACCAATGAAACTAAAATAAAGGGGTAAACTGCCCAAATCATGTTTTCAAGCTTATCAAAACGCTTTGCACCATCTTCTAATCTTTTTTCAATATTAGCATATCGTATAGAACACTCTTTTTCGTGTGTTTCTATTTTTGTAATAGCTTCTTTAGTTGTTGCCATAAATCTCACTTTCTTGAACGATTCTTTTTTCTGCTTTGCATTTGCAAATTAGACGCCTTGTTATTTTTTGGATTATTGTCTTTGTGCGCAACATCTCTTGTATCTCCAGTAAATGTTTTACCCAATTTTTTCATAATTGCTCTTGCGGCATTTCGCATAGCTCTATCCTTCATCTGTTTTGGTTTGCTGTGATATTCCTTGTATTCTTTTTGGTAATTTCTAGCCATACTATTTTGGTGTATAAATTTTCAAAGCTTTTGCTTTGCCTTTAACTTTAATCGCTTTTAAAGATTTTAACTTATAATTAACACTTTGTGCAGTGTTTTCTCCAATTAAAATATCTACACCTGCTTCTTTTGTTGCTGACTCTAGCCTAGCTGCTGTATTTACTGCATCACCAATAGCTGAATAATCAAAACGAGTTGAGCTACCCATATTACCTATTACTGCATATCCACTTTGAGTTCCTACGCCTATAGCTATTTCATGTGGTAGTTCTTTGTTAAGCTCTTTAATAGCCTCTTGCATCTCTATGGCTGTTTTTACTGCTTTCTCTTCATGGTTTTCTAAATCCATAGGTGCATTAAATATAGCCATACATGCATCTCCAATAAATTTGTCTACCATGCCACCGTTTCTTTGCACACATTCTACTTGCACTGTTAATGCTTTGTTCATTATCTCAGTAACTTCTTCAGGTTCTAATTTTTCAGATAAATTAGTAAACCCCCTAACGTCAGTAAATAAGAAGGTTGCATATCTTTTTTCGCCACCTAGTTTTAACAATTCAGGATTTTTTTGTAACTGTTTTACTTGTCTTGGGTCTAAGTAATGCTCAAATTGTTTTTTAATTTGTAGCCGTAATTTAAACTGTTCTCTAAATCGTAAATAAAAAGCTATAGCTCCTGTAATAAATTGTGATATTAAGGTCCAAGTTACATCTATTAAAATACCATTTTGTATAAACCAATAACCACTTGAAGCTGTGCCAAGCATTGTTAAAACAGCTAATACAATGCCTAGGGTCATGCCAAGATAATTGATTAGAAGCCATGTCAGAGTTACGAATGTTACAAAAATTGCTATTTCTGCTGCCAAACTCCAATCAGGTATCATTGGCGAGTCTTGTATAAGTATGGACTCAGCTAATGCAGCTTGTATCTTATGTGGCTCTAGTAATCCTACTGGAGTAGCAACTTGTGGCATGACTCCATTAGCTGTAACTCCAATAATTACAAACTTACCTGCGACACTCATTTCTTGCAAAGTGGTTTGTGGTGTGTCTACCCAACTAATCCATTTGCGACCAAAGCTGTCTGTTTTTACTGGTGGCAAATTTCTGACAGCTATTTCTTGTATACCATTATCATTTGTAGTGATAATGTATGACCTAGTGCCAGTTAAGGCTTTTAATATTTCTGTTCCAAAGCTTGATGTCCAACCGTCAGGAGTTTTCATTAACAAAGGTATACGCCTTACTAGGTTGTCCACATCAACAGGTGCTGTTGCTATGCCTTGGTATGCTTTGTCTTTGAGTATGCTTATATTTTCTACAACACCTAGTGTTGATATGCCACCTACTTCGTTGCCTTTTATAACAGTGCCTACTGTTTGTGGGTACTGACCGTTTGGTGTCTCAAACATTGCTAAGACACTTGGTGCAAAAGATAATGCCTGTGCAAATACTTCGTCACCACCAAACCTATCTGCTTCAGGAAAAGCAATAGACCAACCAACTCCAATAGCACCTTCGTTAATAAGGTCAACCTGTATCTGTGCTAAGTCTCTTCTTGGAAAAGGGTAGCCACCTCTTTCTCTTACATCAGATTCTGATATGTTGAGTATGACAAAATTACCACTTGGCTGTTGTTCTTTAACCAACGCATCAAATGTTTTTAATTTAAGTATCTCAGTTGGTGTAGACTGAAACACTAACGGCAAGGCTAGTGTAATCAGTATTGGCAGTATAAGTTTCTTCATTAATAATCTGCTTCTGCAAAAAGTTTATCAATCGTATCATGGTGTTTATCAAACTGCTCTTTGGTTGTTCTATCTTCTAACTCTTGTGCTTGAGTAATCACCTTTTGTATATCATCAAAGTTATTCCATACAGGCTCAAGAGTATCACACCTTTCTTGATTTAAGATAATAGCCAAAGGGGTTAGCAGTTCATCGTGTTTAAGACCAAGTGCTATTGCAGGTTTGCCATCATCCCAAACACAAATCAAACGTAGGTCGCTTGGGTTTTGTATCATTAATGTCATTTTCTCGTAGCATTTTTGTAGTGTAGGTTTACTCATTATTTTGTTTCTCCTCAATAACTGTGAATGATTTACATTTTTGCACTTCATCCCATTTGTGTCTTTTTATCTTGGTCCAATGGTTTGCTCTGTGTGTACTAAGATAAGCAGGTCTTATTTTGACCCACTTCCAACCAACATCACCAATTTCAAAATGATGATAGCCATGAGATAGTCTATTTGCAGTAGTTGGGTCATTGTAAAACCTGACAATGTTTCTAGGTTTTTTTGCTTCCTTATGTTGTGGTATGGGTTTGATATAAAAATTTAACATCTTAGATAACTCCTTGACTTGTTTTCTGTTCTAAAATTGCATCAAGAATTTCGGTACTTATACCCTCTTCACCAAACTCATCTCTAGTTTTTTGCTCACTCTTTAATAAAAGTGCTTCGATATGTGAAAGCTGCTCTGTTGTAAAAAAAAGATTTACGTAATTCATATTAATTAACTCCTTATTTATTTAATATACTTATCATTATAAAGATAAATAAACAGAAGTCAACACTTTTCTACACTTAATTAATCTGACTGAGTTATTGTTATAACCGAATCACTGCCACCGTTTATCTTTACAACATTAGATATGCCATCTTGTATAAATATGACTGTATAAGAATCACTACCGTTCAAGTCTACACGCACACTTTCATTTACTTGTCTTCTTAGGCTAACAATATTACCTGTAATCAGGGTGGTTATTTGCGTATCAGGGTCCTTGCCTAAAAGTGTACCTGTGATTTGTGTACTGGTTGCTTGTGCTAAAACATCTTCTTCTTCAGCTATGGCTAAAGCATCTAAAACATTAAGCAAGTCTTCAAGATAGTTTACATCAAGGTAGTTTATTGAAAGCTCATTGTATTCAAGGTTATCGTCAGATAAAAAATCCTCAGCTAAATAGTCTATATCCAAATCATTAAAATCAAGCACGCTATCACTTTTACTAGTGCTAGTCTCTTCTTGTATCACAACTTCTTCTTTTGGTGGTGTGACAATAAGCATGTTATCAATAATATCTAGGGTCAAATCTAAAATTACTGGATTAGTTGGTGCTGATTCAAAAACGCTGACGGTTGTAGCCTGATAAGGTTTGTTTAAAGTAACCGTGCCCATAGCAGTTGTTACCAATATTTCACCACTAGATAATCCTAGTGCATCAGGTAAAAGAATAATTAAGCTACGCCCCAGTTCATCAACTGTAGCCGTGAAATCCGTACCACGAATGGCTATGTTTGCTGTGGGTGTTTTAAGCGATATATTTTGCTTATCAATCCGATTTAGGTTTCCAGTAATAAATCTAGCTGTACCAAGACCAAAGGTAAGAGCCATTTTTGCTTTACTTGGGTCAGGGTCATAGATGTATTCATCTATAATCAATTCACTGAACTCTGTAAGTTTTACAACAGAGTCGTCCAAAAAGGTAATAGCCATTCTGCCATTGGTAGTAATAGCCTCATCGTTGCTTTGAATAGCAAACTTAAGATTAGCATCGTACGGCTTATCTCTTACTATCTGTGCTGAACCATTTAGTTCAGATATATCTCCAATATCAGCAGCTTGTGCTTGTACCTTGGTCGTTTTGGATAACGCAAACAGTAGAACTAGCGTTACCGCCATTTGATATAATTTTAAGCCAGTCATTGTCTTGGGTACTCAGTTGTTGAATATTAAAAGTTCTTGAGCCACCAGTATGGTCTAACCAAAAATATCCACCTGCTGAAGCGTTAGTACCTGTACCTGTATAGGTTAATGTATTATCCGACCCATCGATGTCGACGTAGTTCGTGGCTCCATCAATGTCTATGTTTGATGTTACTGTGTTATTAGAACCTTGTATAATCCAATCTAAATTCAAGTTTGCTGCTATTGCCGTAGTACCTTGATTTAAAGTAAATGTATTACCACTACCTGTGACTGCAACATTTTGGTCTGAACCGTCAGCACTATATGTGTCTGTAGGGTCTACTTGAATGGTAAATGCATTAGTTCCACCAGTAAAATTATATAAACCTGTAAAGTTATCAGCGAATATATCACCAAGAAACTTATTGGTTGCACCAATCATATTAATGTCTAGGGTCATGGTAGTACCGTCCAAATCTAGTGCATTAACACTGCCTGCTGTTGAGTTTAGACCACCAATTATGTTTGATATACCAAGCTGTTCTAAGTCAATATTTGCTCCAGTGCCTGACTGGTCTACATATATTTCATTGTCTGCAGCACT